GCTCTACCAATTCCACAGAAGTCTTGTGATTGAACTAACTTGTGAACTTCGTGAGCTATTTCTAATGGACGTAATAGAACGTCGCCCTTACTATCTTTCACCTTCCACAATTTAATAGGACATTGAATATCAACTACCAAGTTTGCGGAAAGATACTCTGGGTTTGTGAACCCACCCAAGAAGCCATCATAAGTGAAGACAACGTAGTTCTTCATTTCATCAGAAGCATCTATATATGGAATAAAGTTAATGCGCCCGTCCGCAAACAATTCTGCTTGCTGTTCGGGAGTAATCTCATGTTCCAGCGGAGTATCGTCAGTAAAATATAGTAATGAACATAATCGTTTACCGCTTTCCATAATTCTTTTGGTTAATGTTTTGATGTCCAGAGCGCTGCTCTGAAAATCTGTTTTCTTATAAATATCTATATTAGGCATCAACAATCTCCTTTAATATAGCGAAATAACTTTTATTTCTTTCTCGTAAGTTTGTCCATCGTGTACGCAGCTAATAGTAACTACGCCAGTCATAAACTTAAACTTAACATTGCACTCCCTTCCGTCGATGGAAATTACTCCATTTTCTTTAGGAGAGATGTCCCATTCTCCATCTAAAGCCTCTTCAATGCCGTTAGTTGTCTTTATCAGTTTGTATTTGTAGGATAGCATTGTTTTCACCGTATCTGCGCCTTGAATACTAATAACTGTTTGGACTTGCGGCGATTGCTTGACAGATATTGAATATTCCAATACTGCCCCTGTGGTGTTGCTGGTTATCTTAATACGGACTGGCTTAATGTCCATAAAGGATACTGTAGTGCCACCAGTAAATTCGCAACCCTCGCACTCTATTGTATAGGAGTCTCCTATTGGCAATCCGTTAAGATATGTCTTAGGAGATAGGTCGAGTTGAGTATTCTGCGCCACTTCGGTAATTCCGTCTAATGCGGCGGTAATTTTAGATGCTGGGAGTTCCTTGCCCTCTGGCAAATCTTCTGTGTCTTGTTGACTATTTGATTGAACTTCGTCCAAGAAAATAACAACAATCTTTTCAAACGTAACGCTATCTGTACCAACCACTTTCCACGTCTTGCCCGCAATCTTTAGTCTAGTGTAATAGGTTAGAAGTTGCGTTTCTGCATTCGCAGGAAGAATAAGCTGATACTTTGCGTCGATATGGTCTAACATTTGACTTCTTAAGAAAATATCTTCCTTAATAAGTCGCATGAAAGAACCTAGATGAGAATACTTTTTCCCATTCTTGTCTGCCCATGTGATATTACAGTTAGCCCATGTGGCATGGCCTAGGAAATAGTCTTTCTCAGTATGTCTCTGTTGATAGATAAGGTAGTTCTTATTGAGTCTCTTCCAATAGAGAACTTCTCCAACGTCAACCTTGATGTCTATAGGAATGGATATTTTCTTATAGTCCAAAGTTTTATCGTTTACAGAATAGGCCGCAGAACTCGTTTGCACGATTGCGGCGAATGCCTTATCTAAATCAGAGTCAAGATATAGAACTTCAGTATTATAATCTCCATCAAGTCTGCGAGTAAAGGCTCTTCTTTTGAGATTACTTGTAGAGTTGTATTCCGCACGCTTCTTCGCACGGTCTAAAGCGGCACTCACTATTGGGCACCTCTTTTCCAGTCTCTATCTTTATTCACACCCGCAAGATTGAGATTAGTAATTTCTTGAAGTTTAGTTTCGGTATTTGTAGTTTCGTATTGATAGTTGTGATAAGCTTGATTAAGGTCTCTTTGGAGGTCTTCCTTAATCTTGATGATTGCTTCTGCTTGGCTCTTAGTGTTCAGTACCTTGGCATCGCTACCTGTGTACTGAAGTTCTGTGAGCTTAACTGTTCTTAACTGACGATTTAGCCACTCTTTCTCCATTAGGAGAGTAAGAATATCAATCGTGCGATAAGACAACTCAGAAGTAAAGCAAATCTCTCCACCAACATCTTCTTTATCTCGTAAATTCTCATGCGGCATATGGAAACGAGCAATAGCCGTACTCAAGAATGCGGCTAAGTCCGCATAAGTTTCTTCTTTAGACCATGAGATATACATATCATCAGTTATTCTGTCTAAGAATTGGTCATAAATTTCAGAATACTTTGTGTTTCCCATGAGTCCTCCTGTTTAATTATTTTACTGGCTGATATTTACGAACTGGAGTAGCTTCTTCAGCATTTTCTCCGTTGAATACTGCGGCCTTGCGACCCGTTGGAGCTACAGGTTTATCTTCTCCTTTTGTGAGGAAGTCTTTCTTGTATAGCTCAACTTTCTTCAACATGTCAGTACCAGTTTTTCTTGAGATAAGTTCTAGTTTATTCATATCAGAAACCTGTTCTGTTACTGCTAAACTTTCGATTAACTCAATAGTACCCTCATTAGCAAAGTTCAAAGCATCTTCTAGCTGCTCCAAAGTACCACCTTTTAGGAGCGCTTTAATCTGCTCTGCGTTCATTTTGTCTTCGGGTTCTGGCTGAATGCCCAACATTTCGTAAACAGCATCATTGTCATAAGTTAAATTATTCTCAAGAATATATCTACCACCCGGAGTAGAGATAATGTTCAAGATATTCTCTTCTGTCAAGAATACAATATCACCAGCTTTTGGCCACGTGTGTCTAATTCCTGTTGAAGCTTCTTTAACGGATAGAATTCCGTCATATTTACTTGTTACTGTGATTTTCATAATGTCTCCTTAATAGTTAATAATGGTTGGGAGGGCGGTCAAGCCGCCCTACCAATCAAGGAATTATCTTACTTCAATGAAGTAATTGTAGCAACGCCTAAGTCGTTAGCAGCCATAGCCGCAACACCAAAGCGCTTGTAAGCCTGAATTTCTACAGACCAGTCTTCATTCTTCACATCACGCAACTGTAAGTTACCCTGTAATGCGATATAGAATAATGGACGGTTTCCAGCTGGGTAGATGTAAGCCTTAGAGTCGTCTACTACCTTAACAGCATTCTGATTGTCTTTGAATGACTGTGGAAGAACGACAATCTTAGCGCCCTTGTAGTCTGCTAAGTAGCCAACATGACGGCGAGCTAACTTCTCGCTTTCTGAAGCCCATTGGTAGCCTTCTGTGATTTCACGAGCAAATGCTTCTGTACACATGATAACTGGAGCACCATATACAGATACAGTAGCTAATACCTTGTTGAAAGCCTTAGCGTCGAAGTCTGTTGTTTGGCACTTGTTAACTGTTGGTAAGTCTGCTTCCATCTTAGCTAAAGCAGCTAAAACTTCGTCATATACACGGTCTTCCATACCTAAACGGATAATGTCAACCATTTCATTCCAATCAATACGTCCTGTGCGGAAGTCTTCAATAGAAATCTGAGCACCACCACCGATAGCTAACATATCAACTGTTAACTTCTTAGGGTTGTCAATGCGGAATACTTCATATACACCAGCAGAAGTTGCCTTAGTAATGAATGCACGTTCACGTAAGTGCTTGTTAGCATGAACAACATTGAACATTGGCTGGTCAGCTGGTCCGAATTGACGAACTTCAGCGAAGCCCATGAAACTCTTTTCTAATTCTGGTGCTACAACACCATCAACAGATACTTGAATTAAATCGAAGATATCATGCTTGTTGCGGTCAAAGTTGTTGTAGTCAACGCCGCATAACTTGTTTAATTCTTCACGTAATACGGCATTCATAGCTTCCTTATCTAAGGAAACTGTTTCCTCTCCGTTCTGGAAAGAGAATGTTAATCCTGGCTGCTTGCGGCTCTTAGTAAGGGCAGTAGCCAATTTCTTTAATTGTTCTAAATTCATTCTAATTGTCCCTCCTAATTAGGCCTCAGCCTTTGTAACTACGAACTTAACGCCAATTTCTCCTGTTGGAAGAACTGCCTTGTCGTCAAGAACTGTAACTTCTGTAGTACCAGTACCTTTTTGCCAGTAGCCCTGTGGGCCAGCAATACATACGATACCCTTAGTGCAGTCATCCATAACTGCGTTTGTAACGAATGTGTCGCCTACATGTAAAGCGTATAGACGAGGATAAACAGGAGCGTCAGCCTTGTTTATCATAATAAAATCAGAAGCTTGCTGTCTGTTTGGGTCTGGTAAGATGATTTCATTCATTACTAAGCAAGCGCCTGCGCCGGCAGTAGTATAAGTAACCTTACCAGCTTTTTGGTCATAAGCTAGACCCATTCCGTTTTCGATTGAAACAACAGCAGTATCTGCTGGTAACTGTCCGAAGACTTCACGAGTCTTTTGGGCTGTTAAACGAGTAGGTTCTACTGAAGCGTAACGGTTCTTTTTAATTGCACCCATTAAATTAGTCCTCCTAATTGTTTTTGTTTATTTTTTACCGCTACTAACCATTCTTCTTCATTAGTAGTCGTTGCGCCGTATTTTTCATCCTCTAATGAGTAAGTGATTGCACCTGACTCAACAGGAAGTAAATCGGCAGAAATTCTCATTTGGAAGCTATAAGCCGTTTCCGCATTATCTTCGATTGAAGCTTCTGCTGCGGCATAGCCTTCTTCCGAGAGTCTATCTTCGACACTGGATAGGTAAGAACGCTTATCCTGTGAGATAGAAGATAACAAGTTGTTATACTCTTCTTGTAGTTGTGCGAATTGATTTCTCAAGTCCGCAAGTTCTTGTTCTTTAGAGTCCAGTGTTTCTTGAAGATTGTTATTTACAGGTACTTCTTGTGAGTCTGTCTCAGCAACTTCTTCTTCTGACTCTTCAGTTTCTTCAACTTCTGGTTCCTCAACAGGTTCTTCAGCAACTTCCTCTGCGGCGTTGGCCTCAAAGTCTTCTACTGGTTCTTCTGCTGGTACTTCTTCTGCTTCTTCTACTGGTTCATCAGAAGCTTCTTCTGCTTCTACTTCTTCTTCTGAAGTATCAGAATTTTCTTCTTCGGAAACCTGCTCTCCGCAGTCCTCTACTGTTTCTTCCTCTTCTTCCGTCTCCTCTTCTTGTGTTGAAAGAGCTTCTTGAAGTTCGGCTTTCATTTGCGAAAGGAGTGCGGCAAACTGGGCATGCTCTTCTTCGTTAGAAGAGAACATAGTTTCAAGACCCGCCCCCTCAAAGCAAGGCTCAACATCTTTACCGAGGATACATAGGCCTAAGAACTCCGCATTTGTAATGCTATAAAGTTCTTTTCCATTGGTGTTAATCCATTCCCCTTCAACTGTTTTAGGGTCTAGCTCCATAGACTGATTGTTCTCGTTGTTAGCCAATAAAGCTAACTCTGGGAAGCGCCCAGTCCATAGATAAACCTCAGTTGCAAGGTACTCTCTAGTAACACCATCCTTGTCTAAGTGAGTCTCATAGAATGGGGTTGCGTTCGTTGGAACGAAACCATAAGCAGTTGGTGCAATATATACAGAAGCAGCAGCCCCCGATTTATTGCCCTCTGCGGCCACACTACGATAAACTCCATAGTGGTCAGTAAAGTCGTTCTTAACAGAATCAAAAGCGCCAACCACTGGCACGCCGCCTAAGCGACTAGCAAGTTTTTCGCCGACCTCTTTTGAAATGTAAGAGCCATTGCGATTTTCGCCAGTATAAAATACACGTACTTTATACTTACTAATAAGCGGCGAAATCTTTTGTTCAGTAGAGAAGTCGATAGCGCAAAAAACGTTTGTTAATTTCTTTTTGTTATTCATCGTTTCTCCTTATAGACTTTCTCTATTCGCTAGTGTTTTGTCTGATTTTTCATCATCTGGCAACTCTGGTCTGCCGACTTCGCCAGGAGCGTCTTCTAAAGTTTCCTTTTTCTTGACTTGCGGCGCAGTCTGCTCTTCCTCTTCGACACCAAACAATTCCTTTTCAAATAGAATAGTTGATACGACATCAGCTTGTCTCTGTCCAAGTATAATTGCAGGCATAACTGGAGAGTCACTTTGTGACTGGTAGAGCTTTGATAGCTCATTTCTTGAGAACACGGTCACAAATGGCATCCAAATCTTTAAAGGGGTTGACTTGAGTGCCGAAATAGAGTTGAAGTTCACATCTAATCTATTCTGCAAGAAAACTTGCAAGTTGTCTAATAGCGGAAGCATTAGACTTTCATCGGTAACTATAGACTTGGCCATAGAACCAGCGTTATCAGCGTTGAATAATTTCAACGAAACACCCACACTATCATAAACAGCATTTAAAGCCTTAGCTTGAGGATTGGCCGCAACGGAGTCGCTAGTGTCCTCGTGAATGTCTACTGCTTTTATATCTGCATATGTGGTTAATACATCGACACCTGGGATACCAGATACCATTCCCATGGTGTCTCTATGGAACTGTTGCAACTCTGGCAGAGAGATAATTGGGTCTCCTGCGGAGTTGGTTCCAAACTTTTGGACAATTATCTTAGACATACTGCGCTCTAACTGAGCCATAGTCATATCTTTAACATCGTCCATATCCATTAAGTCCAAAGCGGACGCCAAGAAGTATGGCGCATCGTCCGGACGGAGTGTAAATTTATAAGTATATCTTGGGTCTAGTGTAACCCACCAAAAATCTCTTGCCAACTTAGACTCTTTATATTTCTTATATGCGGCCCGCACTACCGGAGGGAAGACCGCAAGCTTAGAGTCTCTAGTTTCAAAAGTCTCAAATGTCTCAAAATAAGCAACATTGAAGTCAATCAATGGCTGATTGTTAATGCTCTTTACGCAACGGCAGTATTGAGTTGGTAGATATTGAATACCAAAGTTGTTATCTTCAACATTCTCTTTGACCGCAATGTAGCACGCTCCTTGTAGAAGCACCTTGCGGGCAATTTCTCTACCAATCTTCTCTGGGTTAACCACTTCCATATAGGATAGTGCCCTCCACCAAGCAGACGTAATCTTATTCTTGCGCTTTGGTGTATCTATGGCTTCTCTCATTTGCGGCGTTACTCGCCAAGAGAAAGTCAATAGATTTGAGAAATAGTCAATGATACGGGCATAAATCATATTAGTTGCGTAGAGACTAAAAGAGTAGTCTCTTAAGTTCGCCACATCTACGGAACGAAGTGCGTCGTAAACTTCTCCTCTTCCGTAGTTGCGCTTAACTCCTTTCTGTCCAGAGAACTCTCTGATGTATTCAGAGGAGCTCGGCGTAGAAAATGTCGGCGCAGAAGAGGCTTTTTGAAATGGTACATAATTTTGTTTAGCCATTTTCTCCTCCATATTTTATATAATAATTCTACTATATTTTGCGGAATTTGTCAAGAGCTAAGAACAAATTTTTCGCAATAAATTTTAAAGATTTTTCAAAGAAAAGAGAAAACTTTTTCCTTACTTTTATATTCTACCACTTTTTGCGGAAGCTGTCAAGAGCTAAGACAAGTTTTCTCTAAAAATTTTTACAAAGTTTTTTCAATGATGTAATCATAAGTGAGCAAATCAAAATCCCAATAAGGAATAGTAATCAATTTAATACCATGGTCTAAGCAATATTGAGCCTTCTGACGGTCATTATACTTCTGACGGTGAACCGCACGGCGACCACCGAAGTGGTCCACCGCTCTGTAGTGCTGCTCACCTTGGAACTCAATAGCGTAATCTATTGAGCCGTCATCGGCAAATATTACGAAGTCCATGCGGAGAGGACGCCCCGAAGAGGAAATCAAATCGGGGAACTCGTACTCTCTCGCAAAATGAACATGATTATCTTTTAGAATTGCTTCAACTTTACGCTCACCTGCGCTTCCTGCCATACATACCTCCTCGCCACATAGAGCCGTTCTCCATGGCCGCACGTCTTGAGCGGCGCTGGAAGTCTCTGTTGAAATTGCGGCCTTGTGTGGTGTTGCGGTAGTCTTCTCCACCGCCTGCCAAGTTAATCATTGTTAAATCGAACTCTCTACGTTGGGTCTGCTCAATACGTCTAACATACCATAACGCATACTCGAATGAGGAGAATTTATCCTTCTTCATACGAGTAGAGATTTTTCTAAGAGTTACCGCAGAAGAGTCTGGTGAAGCTTTGCGCAAGTTCATCATTTCTTCTTTGAGGATACGTGTCATTGTGTAAGGACGAAGTATCTCAATGCGGCGCTCAGAAGAGTAGTTCTTCCAGTCTAGTTTTCTCTGCCATTGTGCTTTAGCAAGTTGTTCATCAATTAGGAACTGCACCTTGCCAGCAGCCAACTGTGCGGCCACGAGAACGTGAGCTTCTGTATTGAATGACTCGTTGGCTTTGACTATCCAAATCATTCCACTGTATCTCTCATTAGGTACTACATAGAACTGCTTGTAGACTTCTGCTTTGTCAGAGTTTCTATCTATTCCAAGAGCAGGTAGGACGTCTCCAGAGTCGGTTACAGTGTCTACTGTTAAGAAGTCAACAAGTCCGACACCAAGACCGTTTCCGTCGATTACCAACTTGTCTACTTGGAATTGCATTATCATTTGCTTGATGGCAATGGCTTGTTCTTTGAAGTGCATCTTCTCAAAAGCGAATAGATTTACGAGCTTCTTCATGTAGGTGCCGCCCGGCATTGGTTCGCAGTAGAGTAGAGAGACTGTAGATTGGTCAGAGGTTCTACCTACGTCATACCCTAAGATAACCTTAGAGTGCGCCGCAACTCTTGGAGGTCT